GCGAATGGTGGATTGCCTTGCAATCAGAGCAAGGCGCAGGAAGGGCGCAAGCGTGTCCGAGATTGCCAAGCAGTTTGGCGTTCATGTGCGCACCGTCTACCGAGTTACCTCCCCAGATTGGAAACTGTAATTGATGAAAATGCTTTTTTGCTTTTGCTTTCTTATCTTCAAAGATGGAGCCAATCGAAAAAGTTGATATTCTGCCGCCCGCCCGCGTTCCGTCAAATGCACCTGCGCAGAAGCTCCGCACTTTGAACTTAAACCATATATGGGTTATGAAAGCAATTCTGAACAGATTGAAGGAAGCAAGCTCATGGGCGGGCGTAGCTATTTTAGGCGGTTTATTCGGTCTTGAAGCCGAAGAATCAAACATCATTTGGCAGGTTGTCACAGCCATCGCCGCCGCCGTTGCTATTTTCCTCCCTGAAAACGGCGAGACGAAGACGGAAACGAACGACTGATGCCGAAATTTGGGACACGTAGCAAAGCCGTGTTGTCCGAATTGCATCCTGATCTTCAAAACGTACTTGCTGAAGCCATCAAGGTAGTAGATTTTCTATGCTATGAGGGCCACCGCTCACATGAGCGACAACAGCAGTTGTTTGATTTGGGCAAGAGCAAGGCGCGACCGGGACAATCAAAGCACAACACGACACCATCAAAGGCTGTTGATCTTTGGGCGTACCCAATAAACTGGGACGAACTTCAACAACAGACCTATGTTGCTGGGATTATCATAGGCATCGCTCATTCAATGGGCGTAGCAATGCGCTGGGGCAACGACTGGGATCAAGACGGTGATACCCGTAACAATGGATTCGATGACCTGCCACACTTCGAGTTAATGCAATGAGCAAAACCAGTAAAATATCAGACCTGACGTTTGACCCAAATAATGCGCGTGTTCGCACCGCAAAGGGTGAGGCTATGATTCAGGAATCGTTGCAACAAGTCGGCGCGGCCCGTTCGATTGTTATCGACGAAAACGGGGTCATACTTGCCGGGAACGGTACGGTTGAAGCAGCTGGGCAGATTGGCATTGACCGCGTGAAAATCATCGAAGCCTCTGGTGATGAAATAATTGCCGTTCGCCGTTCTGGACTCACCGATGAGCAGAAGAAAAAACTGGCCTACTATGACAACCGCACAGGCGATGAAGCCCAATGGGACATGGAGCAGGTAGCCGCCGATCTTTTAGGTGGATATGATTTCCTCGACGAACTATTCGACGAAGTAAGCGACGTTGATCTTAAAATGCCGACTGATCTTGTCTCAGAAAACAAAGATAAGCCTGCAACACTAAAAATCACATTTGAAAGTGAATCTGACCTTTTATCTGCACAGTCTGAGGTTAAAAGTATATTGTCAAAATACGAAGGCGCAACATTTTCAGTCAGCATGGGTGAGCTTTGAAACTTAAAAAAAACGGGGCAGATCCGATCCATGCGCTTAATAAACTCTTAACGGTATAAAAGATGCCTTCACAATACACAAAAGCGCAGTTCATGAAAGCGGTACAAGGAAGCGGCGGGTACGTTTCTTTAATTGCCGAGCGCGTGGGGTGCAGTATACCCACCGTATACGCTTGGAAAGACAGGGATGATGATATTTTTGAGGCCATAAACAAAGAAAAAATCAAACAGGTGGACTTTGCCGAGGGCAAACTGCAATCGTTGATTCAAAAGGAAAACCCGACAGCGATCATCTTCTATCTGAAAACTCAGGGCAAGCATCGTGGATATGTCGAACGTCAGGAAGTCGCAGGCGTAGCCGAAAGCCCATTGTCGTTCAAGTGGACGGAAGGGGATGATTAAGATGAAATTAACTCCAATGTGGGGATATGAAGACCCACCCACGCCGAAGGGCTTGAACTGGGAAGACATACAAGTCGGCGGCTGGTATAGATACGAGGAAACACCGTTATTTACCTGTCGCAAGGTGGATGCAACCACCTACGAGCAATGGAGCCATAATTCCCTTTTTTGTGGTCGAAGAAGCGTCACGGTTCTGATGAAGGGATATTACCATCCATGTAGTGGACTTGGACGAAAGTGATTGAGATCAACAAAACATATTTGCCCGCTTCAAAGACCTCCTGCCATTACCGTGTTCTCGGTGGCGGTGCGGGGTCTGGCAAGTCTGTATTTGTTGCTCAGAACATCATCCAACGGGCAGGCCGTGAGGGGCGCAGGATTCTCGTCGTACGGAAGACCGCCCGAACGCTTCGCCATTCTACCTTTCAACTCTTTCTTGACATTCTCAGCGCAATGAAGCGCACCCATATGGTGCGTGTTCACAAGTCAGAGATGCGTTTTGACTTCCCGTCAGGCGGGGCCATTCTCCACGCGGGGCTGGATGACGCGGAAAAGATCAAATCCATCGCCGAAATAGATGACATTTGGGTCGAAGAGGCCACCGAGATCAGCAAGCTCGACGCGCAACTGCTCGACCTGCGCCTGCGTGGTCAAGGGTGGCAGCAGATCACGTTCACCTTCAACCCAACTGTTTTGGCGAAGTGGATTCGCACTTGGTTGGCTGAACGCACCGACAGCGACAGCCCTCACGCCGAGGATGTATACGTCCAATTTACCACCGCCGTAGATAATCCGTGGGCAGGTGATGAATATATCAAGCGACTGAAGACGCTACCCAAAGACCTCCGCGAGGTATATTTGAAGGGCAAATGGGGCGAAGCCCTGCGCGGTCTGGTATACCCTAATTACACCGTCACCGATACGGCGTGTGAACCTTCGTTCTATGGCCTTGACTTTGGATTTAACAACGCCACCGCATTAGTGGGCATCCAGAACGCCGACACCGCGATGAGACTGGATGAGATTCTGTATGAATCAGGGCTGACAAATACCGATCTGATTCGGCGCATGGAAACGCTCATCAAAGACAAGAGCGTCCGCATATACTGCGATGCGGCAGAACCCGCACGAATCGAAGAACTTTCCCGCGCAGGATTCAACGCGCACCCAGCAGATAAGAGCGTCAACGATGGCATTGATACCGTCAATCGATACCATCTAGAAATCACACGCACAAGCCAACACCTGCTGAACGAGGTGCGCGAATACCGATGGGATGAGAACCGCCGCACAGGCGAACTCCTCGACAAGCCCGTCAAAAACCGGGATCACGCAATGGATGCAATGCGCTACGGCATCCACACCGAGTTGGCAGGCGCACATCATACTTTCGGCCTTTGGGGCCAATAAACCTATCAAAAAAATGCTCATTAATAAGCCTGATATATATTTGCTTGACGGTACAACAAAGGGGTTAAGCCTGAAAAGCCCAACCCTGAATGATGTGTTTGGTTATGACAACAATGACCGTAAGGCTGATATGAGTATTCAGCAAGCATATACCCAGCAGGGTTGGTACAAGCGATGCGTGGATGTGTTAGCCAATAGTCTGGTATCTATGCCCTGGAACGTGTACCGCACGAACTCGGAAGAACCGATTTGGTCAAGCGGTCAAGAGATCCCCGATGAATTGAAATGGTTTCACCCCGACGATATTTTGTATCGGGTTGGGGCTTCTCTTGCTTTAACTGGTGCGGCTTTCGCAATGAAAGAAGGCGAAACCAGAGCAGATGGTAAATTTACATCCGTAACAGGGCTGACATATATTGCGCCAAAAAACATAAAAGTGGTAACGGAAAAGGGCAAATATGGGCCAGACAAATACGGTCAATTCCAATTTTTCAAACGCACCGCAAACGGAAAAGACTATTTCATCCCAAAGGAACTAATCGCCCATTTTTTTGCGCCCGATCCATATATTGAACAAGGGCCGGGTTCATCTTTGGGTTTTTCTGCCCGTACAGCAGCGCAAATCATTTCCGATCTCGAATCCTTTTCCAGCGACCAGTTGCGCAATGGCTTGATCAGGCAACACGTATTCGTGGCCGATAAGGATGCTCGACCGCCATCAACGGAACAGATGGACAAGTGGAGGCGGTGGATTGTTCGTTTCTTGTCTGGTGCAAAGGGTACAGCTCCCGAAATAATGCAAGGTTTAGACACCAAAGAAATTGGATCTTCTCTTGCCGATTTGCAATCAAACGCATTGTCAAAAGATGCAAGGGAAGCAATCACTACGGCGTTTGGAATACCCTTGTCATTGGTAATGTCCAACGCCTCAAACTACGCAACCGCTCAAGCCGATCAGGTCAACTTTCAGACCATGACCAACATTCCCCGCGCTAAGTTGTGTCAACGGGTTTTGAACAACCAAGTTTTTGCCGATTTGGGTTTGAGAATTGAAGCAAACCCTGCTCGCTTAGAAGTTTTCCAAGCGGCCGAATTGCAAAAAGCGCAGGCGGTAGCCGCCCTTTCTCCCGGTCGCGTCTTTGTGACCAGAAAGAAGTTCACGGAAATGATGGGCTGGCAATACAGCCCCGAAGAAGAAGCCGAACTAGAAGCACTGGAGAACCGCCCCGCAAACCCGTCTCCTGTTCGCTCTACGCCACGCGAAGTTAAAACCGATGTGGTAGCATGGCGCAGGAAGATCAAGACACACGGGCGCAATGTGGCTTTCTCTCCTGATGCTCTGAATGAACACGAATCGTCTGTGATCCGTGAGCGGCTGATGGATGACCTGCCGTTGGATGAAGTCTTTGCCCCGCCATATGTGGGTTTTTAGAGGGTAGCGTCCACGCCGACCACGCACCCGAAAGAAAGGCTTTAAAGCCGCTGGCATCATCAAAAAAAGAGCGCAACGAACACGCGCAGACCATTGAGCGCATGAGGGCCAAGTTGAAGCCCGATGCTACGAAAACAATCTTGGCGGTGTTAACCCGTCAGGTGACAGCCGCAGCCGATGCAGTTGCTACGGGCGATAGCGTAAGCGAAGCCATCGACGCGGTAAAAATGAACAAGGCACTTGCAAAGGTTTGGAATCAAGCTATTCCTGTCTTTGCAGGTGCCACGTTCAATGCCATTGAAAAGACGCTGAAAGGCTACGGAGCCGGTGAAATTGTCGATTGGGCTGAAGCCGCTGACGATCTGATTGCAACTATTGGAGCCGAAAAAGTTTTTTTGATAAACGAAGCCACCGAAAATTATATTCGCCGACAGATGCGCATAGGCGTTCAGGAAGGATTGTCTGTCAAAGAAGTGGCTGACAACATCCGCAAGAAATGGGACGAAAAATCATTGAACGGCTTGACCTACGGGGCTAATCGTGCCGAGCGCATAGCATCAACCGAACTGGTGGGCGCATCAAATTACGGGTCTATCATTGGAGCAGAATCGACGGGGCTGGACTTAGAAAAAGTTTGGCTTACGGCTGGTGATGACGTTGTTCGAGATTCGCACGAAGCAATGAACGGCAAATTTGCAAAATTAAACGAAGCCTTTTCAAACGGTATGCAATACCCCGGTGATATGAATGGCGGCGCGGCAGAAGTAATACGGTGCAGGTGTACCATCTATCATAGAGTAATAAAATGACATACGATAAATCCAAACAGTTCAAAGATGCTTTTTTTTGGTTATTGGGGGTCTTTTGTGCGGTTTCCCTTACCGCCGCATCGTGGTCATTAAGCGAAACGGCAAGACTAACAAGCAGAGTTGATGTAATAGATGACAGCAGATTCACAAAAGAGGATGCTTTGCGCCTAGAAATACAACTCCGCAGGGAAATGGTATCAGCCGTAAATGAGATAAAGGATTGTTTGGTGGCGTTGCAATTTCAGGAGGAATGTCAATGATATACCGCTACAAATACACCGATAAGAAAGGCGGTGAAATTGAGATTGATCACCCGATGAAGGAAGACGCTAAAACCGAACACGCGGGCCGACCAGTACAACGCATTTTTGAAGGAGGCCGACACATCATTTTTAAGGGTCAGGGATTTTATTGCACCGACTACAAGGAGCGCACATGAGCAACGACAAACCAGCATACGACGCGGAACGCCAACGCTTTCTCGAAGAGGTGATGCACCTAGCGATGAAAGTTTGGGATGGAGAATTGGCAGAAATTCGCTTGATGAAAAATAGAAATGGAGCGTCTGTATTTTCAACGGAGCGAATGTACCACAGCGTGAAATTGATTAAATGATAAAATAATCCTTATATTCTAAAGTGTAGCGCGTTCCTACCTCTCCGCGCTATAACGATCAGGATAACCGCTTCTGCGTTATTTCTCCGGCGCAGGAGCGGTTTCATCCTACTCAACATAAAATTTCCCACCAACTGGGGCCAATGTTTCGCTTTTTGCGAAGTATGGCCCCTTTTTGCATTTATGGAAGATCCCGGAAAAGTCGAACACGACGAAATTCTTGTTGCCATCGGCGGCGAACTGAAGGCCATCGGCGAAAGCCGCATTGGTGGCATGATTGTCAACTTCACGGGGCCAGAAGACCCTGATCTTGTAGGTGATTATTTCGCCAAAGACACCGAGTTTGGCATCCACGAACAGCTTCCCGTCTACTACGATCACGGTATGAACCCTGCCTTCGGGAAGAAATCCATTGGCATCGGCACGATCAAGCGCATGGATGCGGGCCTCTGGTTTGAAACCGAACTGGACAAAGCCGATGAGTTTGAGCAACACATTCTTGAACTGGCTCGAAAAGGCAAACTCCGTTCATCCTCTGGGGCCGTTGGCCATTTAGTGGATCGCATCAAAGACGGAAACACATACAAAATTACAAGCTGGCCACTCGGCGAATTATCGCTAACGACCCAGCCAGCGGGAGGCATGGCAACTACTGTGATGCCTCTTAAATCCCTATTTCCAACCAAACCCGATCACGAGACGGAACAGGCAGAGGCGGTTCAGGCCATGACCGCGCCAACCGTAGAGCAAGGCGAAGTTGAAAACACAGGCGGCGCAGAGCCGCAGACAACAGCCAAAGCGGTTGAAGTCACCAAACATCCAATCCAAGAGGATAACATCATGGCCGAAGAAGCCAAAAACACATCCGAGGACGCTTTGAAAAACGTCAACGAGATGATCGAAAAACTACACGCAAGACTTGACGCGACGGAAGCGAAAGCCGCTGAACCTGTTCAAGAAGTCAAGTCAGTCGTGGAAACAGGAGCCGCTCCTACAATCATTCGCAATATCGGTAACAGTCAGAAAGCCGCGTTTGGCCATTGGCTACGCACCGGAGACGTAGGCGGCGTCAAGCATTTGATTACAGGCGAAAACCCTACTGGCCCAATCGTTGAAATCAAAGCAAGTAATGCCGCAGATATGACTGCCGGTGTGGCCGCTGAAGGTGGTAATACCGTAACGGATGATATGTTCGGGACGATTATTCGCCGCCGTGACGAAGCATCTATCGCTTCTCAGTTGGGCGTTACTTCATTCACAGGTACAGGCACTACGCTTGATGTGCCGATTGACAATGAAGGTGACTCTGAATTTGTTTCAACAGCAGAAGCGGCCCAGTACGATCAGGATTCTCCGGCAATCGGTCAACTCGTACTGACAAAAACCAAGTATTCCAAGCGCACGTTGATTTCCAACGAACTGCTCGGTGATTCTTCGGCTGATGTGATGAACTACATCATGGATCGTGTTGCGTTGGGTTATGCAAAAACCGAAAATGAACTGCTTATCAACGCGGTGAAATCAGGTGGAACGCAGTTCAAAGCCCTTGCAGGTACGGCCGCGATTGCCGTTGACGAACTCGAAGATGTTGTATACAACGACGACAATGCGTTCTATCTGGACGATTCGGGATCTGTTGCGTGGGTGATGAAACCATCAACGCTGAACGCTATTGCGAAACTGGACGATGCTAACACGCGTCGCTACGTTACCAACACGCAGGACACACCGGGGCCACTCGGCTACCGCGCAGTCTTGTCGAACAAGTGTGACACAATCGCAACAGGCAACAAGCCCGTCCTATTCGGTAACTGGCGCTATGCAGCGAAGTTTGAAGATCCAGCACTTCAGTTCCTGCGCGATCCATTCACACGCGCAGATTATGGTCAGGTCAGGCTTCTTTGGTACTTCCGAACCGCTTTCGGAATTACACAAAGTGCGGCACTAGGCTACGCTGAAAACGCATAGAAACGAAGCCTCTCAGCCCCGTAAGGCTGGGGGGCAATGTTTTGGACATTACCCAAAAAGCGGCTTAAAAAATGACATTGACCGTAACTGTTGCCCCAGCATCTGAGCCGATTTCCACAGCCGAAGCAAAGGAATGGTTGCGTATTGACACGGCAGATTCAAGCCAAGACAATGTGTTGGCCATCCTGATTGCCGGGATTCGTAAGCGCGTAGAAAATGCGCTGAACCGCACGTTGATCAACACCACGTATTCGCTTGAATTGAATAGTGATGAGATGATTGGGATGATAGAACTTCAGCGTGGCCCCGTCTCATCTATTACCAGCCTCACGACCTATAACGATTCATCTGGATCAGAAGTCAGCACAACGGTCAACGCGACAAATTATCAGTTGATAGGATCTCATTTACTGGTTGAGCGCAATGATGGATGGGATTTAGATAGAACTTATCGGGCTGGAACGGTGGTCTACGTTGCAGGCTACGGCGCATCATCAACAGATGTGCCATATGATATTCGGATTGCCCTGCTTGAAATGTTAGCCATGCGGTATGAACGGCGTGGCGATGAAGATCGTGATGCTGTTACCACGCGGGAAAACCAGATCATCGACGATCTATACCACTACAAATTGATCACATGATTGGGAGCCGCCGCCATCTTGTTACAATACAGAAGAATACGCCTACGAGAGTAAAAGGCGTAAGGGCAGATGTGTGGAGTACCCTCGCCAGCGTTTACGCTGAAATCAAAACTCTCGGCGGTGGTGAGCGACAGGCGGCCGACCAACGCGAGATGGTGGCAACGCATGAGATTAAGATGCGCTATCGTGCCAGCGCAGCAGACATTACCCGCAGCCGATACCGCGTAACATTCAGCGGCAAGACCTTCGATGTGCGTGGGGTTGTGCATCCAGATCCCCGCAAGGAATTAACGATTATGCGCGTTCAGGAGGTGGTCACATGATTCATAAGCTATGGAGACGCGCACAGGTGCAGGAGCGTAGCGTAACGCGCGTTCAAGGCGTTAAAACCGCAGATGGGTGGTCTACTATCGACACGGTGTACTGCTCCTTGAAACCGCTGTCAGCGCGTGAATTGAGAATTGCCGATCAGAACGGTGAAGTTGTTGATCATGAGATACTGATGCGATACCGCAATGATTTGGGAGACAGAAACACCGAACTGCTTCCCCGTCACCAGTTAATCATTGATGAACGCACTTTTGACGTTCGGAGCGTGGAGAACGTAGACTTTCGCGACGAATGGACACGCCTAAAAGTTGAGGAACGCACATGATTACCTTCGACGATAAGCGGGCAAGAGTAGATATAAAAAACTACAAACTGAAAGTTACGGACGCAGTACGCGATGCCGTAAACGAAACCGCCATAAACATTGAGGCAAAGGCTAAAAAGAACGTCACCAAACACGGCGAATTGACGCGCCCCGATGGAAAGAAGCGCAAACTGCTAGTTGATACAGGCCTAATGCGGGCATCCATCCACATTGGATTTCGTGAAAACCTTTCAGACCTCAAGGTTTTTGGCGATGGGGACAATCGAAGCACCGCCGATGGTGTGGCGGTAAGCCGATTGGCGCAAGCGTCTGCGGGCCTGAAGACTGCCGCATCGGTGGCCGTTGGTGTGCATTATGCCAAATATCATGAACTGGGGATTGGCGTAAAGAAAAGACCGTTTTTATTGCCCGCAACAGAAAGTGAACGCGCCGCCCACCGCAGGCGAATAAAAGAGGCGTTGAAAAAATGAATATCCAGAATCTCGTACAGGATGCCTGTTTTGACAAATTGAACGCGGCCAGCCTCACCGTATACGTAGACCCTGAAGACTCGGACGCGCTACCGTATACCGTCCTTCGTGTCGGTAACGTCAGCGAGGGATTGATGATGAGCAAGACCCACGACGGGTTTTCCTGCGTGGCCTCAATGGTGTCGTGGTCAACATCGCCGAACACGGCACAGGCTAACGCCGCCATAGGTGTCTCGGCTCTGCTCGATCGGGGTGTAACGTGGTCAATCGCAGGCTTCACCGTTTCGATGGTGCGTCTTGAGTTCATGGGTGACATTGAAGAGGATGCTTCGCGCCCGAATGATACGTACTGGGCCGTTCCTTTCAACGTACGCTTTGAGGTTGAGGAACAATGATCACAGCCTTGTTGATATTGACAACATTTTTTTTGACCTCCTACTGGTTCTACGTGGTGTACAAATCGGAGGAATGGAGATGATAAAAACAAATACAAATTGCGGCCAATTTTTGAAATACAAAAATTTCATGGCCGTGTGCTTCAATTCCAAATTGGAATTGGATTTTTTCATTCCCGGCATACGGGATTTTTCAAACAAAAAAGAACAACACAATGGCTAATTTAGCAGGCCGCGCTTATCTGTGCTATGCCGGAACGTCAGCACCTTCAGCAGCCGCAGATAATGGAGATGCTGCTTATGCGTTAGTTGGTAAAGCAACTGACATCAGCATCTCGCGCTCACGGAACGCAATCGACACATCAACGAAAGACGATGGCGATAACAGTTCATTCATCTCTGGACGCAGAAACGAAACGGTTTCGATCTCTGGGCTTTTCGACCACACCGAAGACGCAGGGTATACCAAACTTTCTGATGCTTTTGAAGCAGCCACAGGTACGGTTTATTTTCTCGTTACATCTGCTACGACTGGAGATACCGAATGGCATGGAAGCGGCGTGATCACCGATCTGTCAACATCGTTTGCAGATGAATCTGCATCTACGTTCACGGCAACCATTCAGGTTTCGGGAGCATTTACGGAAGTTGCTGGATCGTAAAAACCAGCTATCAAATAAGCTCAACAAATGAGCAATAATTTTAAATCATAAGTCAAAAAACTGACATGAAAAACAATCATCCTGAAACACTCGAAATCGAATTGGACGGTGAAACCAAAACCATCAAGCTCGGCCCCGCCGCGTTTAGATTGGCAGAGATACGCCACAAGATTACTTTTTCAATGGCCGATTTATCGAATCCGACACTTTCAACGCTGGCTCAACTGGCGTATGTGGGATGTCTACCCGATGATCCAAAATTGAAGGAAACCGATTTCGTTATTTCGATGGCAAATTCCGACGAGGGAAAAATCATTTCCTCTGTTGGGGTCGCACTACAACGCATGACGGATGGTCTGACCTTCGGCGAAGACCAGAACGCGGGTGGTGATGATGAGGGAAACGACAAGCCGGGGAAGTGATTTCTTCGGCTTCGTTCCCTGATTTTGATCGCCTCGACGGGCGTTGTGCTTCACTTCTGGGCATGACACCCGCCGAGGTTGATCAATGTTCTTTTCGAGATTTAAACGCCATGATGCGCGGCGTGATGCTCCACCAGCGCGATCAGAACGAAGAAAACTGGCGGCGCACCCTTACAATATCGCAGGCAATTATCAACACCGTTTCGCGCAAGCCAAAGCCACTCGATGCCATGTGGCCGAAGCGGGCGCAGAAGAACACGGAGACGATGCCGATAGAAGAATATCGAGCATGGCGTGATGATGTCGTGCGCAAAATAAAGAGAAAATAATGTCAACGCTGACCACGCTGAACGTCCGAATAGCAGGCGATATTACCGACTTCAATAAGAAGATGACAGCGGTGTCTTCTCGCATTGGAAATGTGGGTCGCAAAATGCAGTCGGTAGGAAAGACCATGAGTTTGGGCCTAACGGCTCCGCTTGTAGCCTTTGGAGCCGTTGCGGTCAAGGCGTGGGATCAGCAGGCGAAAGCACTTGCACAGGTAGAATCCGCGGTTAAATCAACAGGCAAGGCGGCAGGGTTTGAGGTTGATGAACTTGCGCAAAAAGCTTCTGAACTACAAAAAACATCTTTGTTTGGTGATGAGGATATTCTAAAGAATGTCACCGCCAACTTACTCACGTTTACCAGTATTGCAGGCTCGGAGTTTGAGCGCACGCAGCAAGCCGTTCTTAATCTTTCGACAAGGATGGGAACGGATCTCACCAGCGCAACGATTCAGCTGGGTAAGGCCCTAAATGACCCCGTTGCAAACATGGGCGCACTCTCGCGCACTGGCATACAATTTTCTGATAAACAAAAGGCTGTCATTAAGGAGATGGCTGAAACGAATCGGCTGGCAGAAGCACAGGCGTTGATTCTTGACGAACTAGAAAACCAGTTTGGCGGTGCGGCAGCGGCGGCGGCTAGTGCAGGAATGGGGCCGTTCGTTCAACTAAAAAATTCAATAGGTGATTTAGCCGAATCGTTTGGCGCACTTATGGGGCAAGCCCTTTTGCCCTTTGTTGAAAAACTAAAAACCGCAGTACAATGGCTGTCTAGTCTTTCCCCGGAAGCACAGAAAACCGCCCTTGCCGTTGCGGGTCTTGCCGCCGCTTTTGGCCCTGCGGTATTTGTGGTCGGTGGTTTGGCCAGTAGTCTGTCTGCCGTTTTCAACGTTGGCTCTCTGTTGATGGGTTTGTTTTCACCTTTGAGCATTGCAATGGTAGGTATAGGCGTAATCGCCTTTGCCCTTGCTCGAAACTGGGACTCAGTAACGGCGGCCGTGTCGGGTTTTTATGATTCCATTGTAGATGATTTTCAGCCCGCGATTGATCAAATTAAATCTTATGTTGAGAATGTTGTTGATATTGGAGCGTCCATATTCGGAACCCTTTTGACTTGGTGGGATGACAACAAGCAAGGCGTAATGGACAAGGTTGGGGCGATGATGACCGCCATTAGCGGTGCATTGGGTACTGGTCTAAATGCGGCGTACACCATTGTCAATGCAGGGCTGGGAATTATATCTGCCTTGTGGGCTGCTCACGGTGGGGAGATTATCACCATACTAGGCGGCGCGTTATCTCAGACGATTTTGGTGATCACCAACGCCTTCGAGCAGATGAAGAACGCCATTGATTTAGGAATGGAACTCCTAAAGCCAGGATGGGGAGGTGAATTGACAGCACTCAATAACATTGTAGAACAACAACTCAACTATACAAATCAAACGGCATCCAATTTTGTAACCACAATAAAGGACACATTAGACGTAGGCGATACTGAGCTAGACTCGAAATTTGGCTCAACAGATTTCAAGACGCTTGTTGAAGGTGCGATGGGAGGCATTACAACCGCTATCAGCAACATGAAGACCAGCGGCTTGAGCTTGTTGGGTGACTTTGGAGCCGGGGCAAAGAAAGAATTAACTGGCGAAGATGGTGTAGAGTTATCTGCTGAAGATGTAGAAACAGCCTTTGATAATATCAAAACGGCGGTGGGTGATGTTGACGGGCTTAACCCAGCGTTTGGGATCATCAAGTCGGCGTTGGGCGGTGGGCAGTCGGCGGCTATCTTGTTTGATTCTGCGTTGAGAAAAATTGAAACGGCGGTCGGGGATGTTGATATACTCGCTCCATCGTTTGCAACCATTAAATCTGCTCTGTCTGGTGGGAAGGTAGATGCTGATGCCCTTGACGCTGCTTTTGGCAATATCGAAAC